GAAGACAGTGCGTGGTACCTGGCAATTACCAGAGACGAGATCAATGACCAAGTGTCAACTGCCAAATACAGCCTAGCACACAACGACTCAGCGGCCGTGGTATCAACATCGCACGTGGCCAGAAGTGATGACACTAATTCATTTGTAACTGTAGATGCTGATGTAACCGGTGGTAGTGCAAGACTGAAAGCCACCGGAACAAGTGTTGTAAACTCCGTGTCTTTCTACAGGATAGCACTGGGTGACAACACCTCAGCAGGCACGACAGGTAATGTAACGAATGTGATCAACTCCGATGTTGACTCTGCTTCAGAGAGCATAGATAGTTGGGCTCATGCATCATACCGGGCGGCCAAATACTACATATCAATTAACAATGCATCTAAGACAGAAGTTTCAAACCTCGAAGCATTGGTCGTGCATGACGGTACCACAGCATACATCACATCATATGGTGCCACCAACACAGGATCCAATGACCTTATAAATTTAACAGCGGCCATTAGTGGTTCAAATGTTGTGGTCAGTGCAACAGGTAACGAACCAAATCTGAGGGTAACTGCATACAGGATTTTGTTAGCAGACGACGAGTCAGGGTCAACTGGAGATAATGTTAATGTTGTTGCCGCAACCACAGTGAGCTCAACTGCAACAAATGTAGACTCCTTTTCAAATTCTACCTACACAGGTGCGTTCTATGTGTTCACAGGCTACAACGCAACAGAAGGTGCGGCCAGTGCCTCAGAGGTCATGGTTGTGTCAAACGATGATGTTTATATCACAACAGGTCCAACAATTTCCACAAAGGGCACAGATCAGTTAGAGTTTTCTGCCACACAATCTGGATCAACCGTAACAGTAAAAGCGGCATCAACATCAGGGTCAAGCACAACTGTCAACGGTTACAGGGTACACATGCTGAGGGGATCAGCAGGTGCATTGACGGCAGACACAGTGCTTGTATCAACAACACAAGACATAACAGGTGAAAAAACATTCGATCTTCCTATTGCATTAACTGTGGGAAGTGATCCATCCGGCGTCACGAACAAGGCACACATATATGCCAAAGACGAATCTTCAAGTGCAGAAGTGTTCGTTAGGGACGAAGCGGGTAACGTAACAAAAATATCACCTCACAACGAAGAGGGCGATTGGGAATATTATTCTAAAAACACAAAAACTGGTAAGACAGTGAGAGTGAACATGGAAGAAATGATACGAGATATCGAAAAACTCACAGGCAAGAAATACATCAAAGATTGCTAAACAATCAAATCTAATATAGTCTGTAACTTTCCCTTTATACTTTTATTGTTTAAAGTATTTTTGAGACCCATGTGTAGGTTCTTGGGCCAGCATTCAAACGCACACCAGCAGTAACCTGAATGTTCCGCATTAAGTCTTGGTATGAATTCTGATTCAATCGCTATCAGATACGTGTGGAAGAAGAACTTCTGATCGTTTGACGTGAACATCTCCAATGGTATAACTTTCTTGAACTTGGGCGTGTCCCCCACTTCTTCCTCAATCTCACGTTTCAGCCCCTCAAACGCACTTTCCGTGAATTTGCTCTTGCCACCCACAAGTCCCCAGAGTCCTTGTGTCTTCTTATCCGTCCTCTGTAGGAACAGGAAACGCTTTGTGCTGGTGGAATAGAACAGTGCGCCGGAACAGACTATGTTTTCTTTCATATCTTATTATAACAATAATGTACTAGATTATCAAGGAGTAGTTGCGTCAAGGGATGGGTCATACGCAGTGTTACCACCATCTAAAACAATACTCCAATTACCTTGGGTGTAGACGCCCTCGTATGACTTCAACCATTCCGTGCCATTGAATCTGTATTGAATACCTGTGTTAAGGTTTGTAACGTAGTGCTGAGTTGAATCAGGATTGGACGCATCAAAGGCCACATTCCATTTACCGGTTGCACTATTGTACTCAATTATATCACCTACACTAGCTACCAACGTTCCCCAAGTAGCACTTTGGAAACTTGCTGTTGAATCTCCAACATCATTTATCACAAGATACCTGTCACCATTGGCAGGTGTGCCTGGATCGAACGTTGCTGGATTGATAATTTTCTTAACCGCAGTCAGTGTGTTGCTTGGTATGGTGTCACTGTCAATGGTATAAAGCAATATGGTATCGTCTAATGTTGTGGTGGCGATAGTACCAACGATCTGATTTCCGTTTGGTTGTGTAAGCCTTATCTGTGATGTTCCATTTATTACTTTCCCGTACTGATCTAACAGGATTTTCCAATTGACTGGTGGGCCAAATGTTTCAAAAGGATCGAAATTGTTTGGTTCATTAGCACCTGTCTGAAATCCATCGCCGCCGGATTTGACGTTTACTCCGGTGGTGCCCAGCAATCTCAACTGATTACCTGTCACTAATAGACCAAAATTGTTTGGTGTGATGAAACTTCTCGAAATTAGCTCTCCATCTATCAAACCTTTGGCTATGCCACCGTCATCGTCGTATATGCTCATAATTATTTTTTGCACAACTCCTAGTTTTTTTACTTTTACAGGTGGAGACAACCATATAGGCATGCTGAAAGTTAATGAGGCAACATCAATTTCACTCTCCGCACCAACAGGAATAGTCCTAGAGCTGAATGTAATCCCCGTAAGTTCAACGTAACTTAAACTGGTCCAATCAATGTAATTGTCTGTTTTTTGTATTTCAAAATCCGGATTGAATAGATATAGAATCTGCTCCATGATTTGTAATTTTTGATCGGTATTTGATGAAAATATATCTGCCGTAACTTCTAGCCTAAAAGGTGAAGGCATCACCTTTTCAACTGTGTAACCTGCACCCAATTGATTTGTGTAATTTCCGTCACTGTCTACATCTCTCTCACGTAGGTGTTGCTTTTCAATATGATAAGGATTTTGCATTCTTTCTCTGTCGTAATTTAGTTCTCTCACATATGCGGCAATTTTAGGAGCAAAATTCAATGCGTTTTCACTGTTGTTCCTTATGATATTTGCTACTTGTCTTGTGGGATCTCCGTAAACTACAGGCACTGCACGTAAATTTACAGAACCGTCACTGGTCTTTCCAGTTTCAACAGAAAAATTACTCAATATTCTTATAAACTGCGTCAAAAATTTCCTAACCTGTCCTTCGTAAAAATGTAGCATTAATTGTCAGCCTTTGGTTTTAGCGCATTCGAAAGTGATTGCCTTTGTGTGACTGTGAGTCCGTTTATTGTTGACTCGGTTGTATTGTTAACGAATCCAGTCTTATAATTTAGTCTACCATCAGTGTTGGTCATATTAATCCTGACGGAATCCTCAATCTTCACCCATCTGTTTCCGTCATATCTGAATAATCTGTTTGGCAAGTAGTCAGTCCTCAAGAAATAATCACCCTTGTCAACATTAGACGTTGGGAAAGATATACCAAACCCAGCTGGATTTCCATTTGGAGCAACACCATCACCATCTAGATAAAATCCATAGTGAGAACTTGCAGGAGTATCAATGACTGCATTCACACTCTTATCACCGCTGGCTCTCTGTGCCTCTGTGTTTACATTATCTGTTCTAATATTGCCCCTTTCATCGATGGGTGCAACATAATATTGTTTGTAATTGAATCCTGCCTTAGGTGCATCTGCTTCTGCTTGAGCAACAACCTGATCATTAATTGTTTTTTCTCTGTTGTATGTACTCATATAACTGGCCACAGAACCTTCTGTTGTAGCGTCACCAATTACATCTCTAAATTCCTGAGAGTCGACTAGTGTTTTCATTTTTAATCTTAATAAGTGTGGCCACCAAGTCTGCGAGAATCCTTCTGCCGCTCTGTTTACATCTTCAACAACATAATATCTTTTCAGTGCTATAGGCACACTCTCATCTAACGAATAATCTTCCTTCATGTGCGGGAATTCTATCACATCACCACTCATTGGCTTCCTTCCGATTCTTTCCACAATGTCATTTAAATGAACAGTTAAGAACAATGTGTCATTCTGTAAGAACATGCCAAACTGCGATAGATTAAAGTCTGCATCTTGTACGTTGTATATTCCTCTAACGACATAGACATCATCTGAATATTTCCTGTCTCTGTTTTCTAGAAAT